GGCAAGACCCTCTGCGATCTCGCGCATGATTTTGTTTCCGAGCCGCTGCTCAATCAGTCGCGGATCTTGCGCCGTCGTTGCCAGGCCGAGCACGATGGCTGCGCCCTCTGCGGTTCGAGCGTCGGCAGTCTCGACGGTTCGCGAGCCAAGCGTGTTCAGATCGTTGAATAGTTTTTGCTGCCGCTCGGCGGCCTTGGCAAATGCGTCATTCGTCAGGCCGATCGCATCGTTCGCGGCCCGCTGCAGCTGCCCAACTTGCTGCTGGGCAGCGTTCGCGAACTGCTGCTGTTGGGCAGCCTGAGCGTTGGCACTCGCGAGGGCGCCAGCGTTGATTTGTTGGTTGGCCTTGACCTTGTTCTCGACAATCCTCTGCTCTTGGTTGCGTCGCTCCTTGAGCGCAGCTATCTCACGTCCTCGCTCTAGGGCGGCCCTGAAGTCGTCTGCCTTGCGGGCTTCAAGGAGTTGGTCCTGCCGGGCCTTGATTTGCTGGTCAATTTCTCGGACATTCTCCGCGGCCGTCTGCTGACGCTTGAGAGCCTCAAGATCGCGCTGCTTCTGGAGTTCTGCTACCCGGTTGACACCCTCTGCCAAGAAAGCGTTGATACGCTCGTTGGCATTCACGCGAACTTGGAACGCTTCCTGCTGCGCCTGCTGCTGGGCCTGACGCTCACGCTCCAGTTGTGCGATACGCTCATCTGCCAGCTTTCGCTGATTTGCCACCTCAGCCTCAAAGGCTGCCTTTGACAAGATGCCGTCGCGAACTTGCTGTTGGGCGCGGGCGACGCCGTCTTGAAGTTGTTGAGCCGCCTTGGCACCTTCGTTGCCGAAGTCATACGCCTTGCCGATAAGATCATCCAGCCCGCGAGTCGTCGCCTGAAAGGCTTTATCGAAGCCGTCAGCAAACCCCTGAGCAGTCTCGTCCGCACGGTCTGCGAAGTTGGCTTCGGCCTCAGATAGTTTCGCTTCGACTTGGTCTAGTTGCGCGAGGCGAGCCGATGCGCGAGCAGCGGCCTCGGTGTCCGAGTTGGCGTTGGCCCTGGCCAGTTCCGCCTCGGTCTTCGCAATCTCGTCACGAACGCGAGTCAGGTCGGCAGCATTGCGAGCCCTATTGGCATCGCCTCCGAAGTCACGTTCAATGCGGATCTGCTCTTGCGTCTTCTCGATGATGGATTGAATGGCGTCCGATTCTCGCTTGGCAAGCCGCTCCGCTTCGTCTGCGGCCTTTCGCTTTTCATCGGAGGCTTGCTTCACTGCGTCGATCTGCCGCTCATATTCAGCAGTGACTTGCGCCCGCGCTCTGGCAGCCTGCTCTTCAGTCAGCCCCTCGTCAGCAATCAACGCATCTACTTCGCGAAGTGCTTCCTGATATTTCAGAGTCGCATCAAATCCAGCCTGCCCGTACTCGCCGACCTGCTGGATGGCTTTGTTGAGCGCCTCCTGCGACTTGGCGCCAAGTTGCGACACCTGCTCCGTTGCCGCCGCAACCTCATCCACGCCAGCGGCAGCGTCTTTTGCGGATCGGTCAATTCCGAGAAACCGTTCGGCCATCTCAAGCAAACGACCGACCGTGCCGCCGATGGAATTGGAAATAGTCTGAAACACGCCAGACACGCTGCCGAACACCGACGACACCGTTTCCCCGATACTGCGAAGCAGCGGACTCTGAGCAATCAGTTCGCCGAATCGACCAGCCAAGTTTCCGACGAGCTCTCCGGCCTTTGAGAACGCCGTCGTGATGATGGTGACAATGCGACTGATTGTTTCACCAAGAACGCCGACGTTGTCCGCGATAGCGCCAACCGGAGTGAATGACACAAGCCATTCGGTCGCGGCAACCTGTGCATCTCCGAGCGACCTGAAGATGTCAACGACGCCGTCATACAGCGGCTCCAGTGCCCGCGAAACTTCCTGAGCAATGGTCGCAAACGGCTCAAACACCACGCCGATGATGCGGCCGACGTTGCCGAGCCCGATGCCGATGATCTCCAGAACTCGGCCTATCTGCGTCAGCACCGGCTCGAGCACTTGCCCGATTGGGTCTACGATCGCCGTGATGCCAGCCGTGACTTCGGCAAACGCTTTCGACACGCCCTCTCCAAGACCAGCGAACGGCAAGAGCAACGATTGGCCGAGCCCTTGTGTTGCCACTCCCAAAGCGTCAATGCCAGCACCAAAGTCGTCGATTCGCTGTCGATCAATCTCCGTGAGGGCACGACCGAATCGCTCCATATCAGAAGCGGCACCGTCTAGGTTTCGGAAGAATGGAAGCAGGTCGGCACCGCTTCGACCGAAAAGTGCAGTAGCCGCAGCTGTGCGTCGGGCAGGATCTTCGATGGACGACAGCGACTCGCCAATCTTGCGATATTGTTCCTCCGGCGACAGAGCGTTCAGTTCTTCGGCAGTGACGCCGATTTCGGCCAGTGCCTTCTGAGCCGCCTTGCTCTCTTCGTCCACTCCGAGCACCGACTTCTGGAGCCGACCAAATGCCGCGCTCACCGCGTCAATGCTAGTGCCGCTGCGACGGGCTGCCTCGTCAAGCGTCTGGATGAATCCGAACGACACACCCAGTTTGTCTGCGATGTTGCCGAGGTTCTCAACGCGATCCTCGAGTTGCGTCAGACCGCGGGCCACGGCCACTGCCGCTGCACCAAATGCAGCAACGCCGCCAACCGCGACCGTGAGCGGATTGACCAACCCCGCAAGCGACGATCCGATGCCGGAAAGCCCCTGCGACAGCCCGCCAGAAAATACTCGCCCGAGTCCCTCGCCAGCCGACGACAGGCCAGAGATGCGGCCTGCGATGCTTCCAAGCGGGCCAGGCAATGCGGACAGAACGCCGCTCAGTTCGTTGAACTTGAGGACGCCGCCGTCTCCAGCAGCCTCGACGGCACGATCGTAGCCCTTGGCCGCCGACTCAGCCTTGACGAACGAAGCCGTTGCGGACGCCACAGCGCGGTCAAACGTCTCCTGCTGAATCCTGCCGGCCTGTAGGTGGGCCGTCAGTTCCTGCACCTGCTGGTCATACCGCTGCTGCGGCGTCAGGTTCGCTTGGATAATCCGAGCGGCGGCGGCAATGGCATCGGCACGCTCTCGCTCTGCCCTTGCTGCGACTTCGCTCGCGCCACTGGCCTGCGCCTTGGCACGCGAGGCCGTTTCTTCGCTGATGGCACCCTGCGCAAGCAGCTTGTCGATCCGCTCCAGTTCGGCGGCACGCTTTTCCTCTACAGTCCGGTACTGCTCAGTGAGGCTGGCCCCCTCCCGCAGTACCGCTTGGTACTGGGCTTCGGCGTCCGCCGCCGCGCTGGCAGCCCCGCTCGCTTGATCTTTCGCCCTTGCGTACGTCTCCTCGGAAATTGCCGCGGCATCCAGCAGCGCGTCCAGTTCAGCTATCTGCTGCGCCCGGCGCTGCTCCTCCGTGGCGAACTGCTGCGTAATGCGGACGCCTTCTTGCAGCAGCTTGTCCCGCTCACGCTGCGCCGCGGCAAGCGAGTCGAGCCGCTCTTTTTCAGCCTGCGCGGCAGCCGCGTTCGCACCACTGGCCTCTGCCGCGGCACGGTTGTATGTCTCCTGCTCTATCGCACCTTGCGCGAGCAGCCGGTCGAGCCGATCAAGCTCTGTGGCGCGACGCTCTTCCGCGGTGCGGTTCGCCTCCGTGACGCGGGCGCCTTCTGCAAAGACGGCCGCTTGCTCCTGAGCGGCTGCAGTCAGTCGCTCAAAGTCTGCCGCGAACTGTGTCGCACTCCCGCCGTCTCGCAGGGTATTGATCAGTTCTTCAAACTGGCCGGCAACCTGCTCTTGGGCACGACCAGCCGCCTCGCTCGAGCCCTTGAACTTGTCAAAGACGCTGGTGAGCTTGTCGGCTTCAGTTCCCAGCCCGACGAGCGCACGCTGGACGGGATCGAGCTTGAAGCCCGAAGCGTCGGCGGAAATCCGCATCGCGAGTGACAGGACGTTCGCCACGGTCAACCACCTTCAAGATTCGCCTTTAGTTGCTGCAAAACGTCAATGATCTGATTCGTATGTTGCGGCGGCTTCTCAATCGGGACGAAATCTGAAGGGCTCGGTGCCTTCCCCTTGCCCGAATACGGCGCGAGCATCGCCGACACGATCAATCCTGTCTGCTGCCAGTGGTTGGGAATCGCCTCGTAATACCGCGTGTAAGCCATCCACTCCGCGAGTTCACGGCAGGACATCCGCCGCTCTATTTCGCCTACCGTCATCTTCAAGTGGCCCGCCAGACGAAACAGAAACTGTCGCGTCGGGCGGAGGTTCAGTTTTTTGCGAGTGCCTCGACATCCTCGTTCGTGACGGCGTTGTGCTTCATCGCCAGGTCGAACAACCGACTCATCACCTTCACCGACTTCGTGCCGAGTTTCTCGACCTGATCATGCGTGAAGAGCGCCTTGCCGTCCTTGTCGCAGATGCACCGGACAAGCAGCTTCGGGCGCCACAATTCCATCTTCTCTTTCTTCTCAGCAAACTCTCGCTGGTACGCCTCCATTTCGCCCACGCTCATGACGCGAACGTAGACAGTTCCGCCCCACTCGCGAACCTCTACAGGTATGAGGTTCTGGTCGTTCGCCGCGAAGATGCCATCGGCTGTCAGGTCTACCATTGCAATTACTCCAAGACGATTTTATAGGTGCCTTTGTGGCGCCACACGTCATTCACTTTGGCGCCAATGTCAAGCGTCTGGCAGATAGCCTTGCATGACAGATTGACGGTGATGATCGTCGCTGTTGCCGTGGCGACAGCGGCCGTTCCACCAACGGCAAGAACGGCTTTTCGTCCCCACTGATTGGTACTGTTCAGCGCGGTTCCAAACGCCGTGATCTCAATGGACCCAGCGTCCATCGACCAGTACGCCGTGCCGGTAGTGCCGCCACGGCCTTGCGGCAGACCGCCGCCCACGAGCCACTTGATCTCGGTGATGTCACCGAGAGCGGTTCCGCCCCAGCTGGCCGTGATTCCTGACGTGACAATAGCGGCCATGACGGACTCCCGTCAGGCTCAACGCGAGAGGTTGAGGACAGCCTGACCGCGGATTGCGTCGTTCGTTGCCAGCGTCAGGGTGCTTGACTGCACCGTGTGATAGCTGGCAGTCGTACCGCCGAGCAGGTTCGCGCCGGCAACAGTGATTTTGTAGGTGCCGGTGGCGCCGTCAAAAATCACGCTTTTGCCAATGTAGTCAAACGTGACCTGACGGCCGGAAGCACCGTTGTCGTCAGGCACCGAAAGCGGCGTATCCATCCGAAGTGCAGACTCACCAGTGCTCTGGCCGAGGTGAGCAATGTCAATCTGCGCCGCGTTGCCGGGGCGCGTGTTTGCAATCTGGATATTCGTGATCGTGAAAGTCGTGACCGCCGCAGTACTGTCAAGCGTCAGGGTCAGGGTGGTCGCCGTTCCAGCGGTGGACGTGTCGTGCGGAGTCGAAAAGCCAGGCATTGGTATCTCCTACTCGGACTGCCAGAGGATGCTGTACGTTTGCGTAACGCTGTACACGGGCGGTAGGTCGCCGCCAGCCAACTGCACGAACCCATCGGATTCGCTCTGCAGGCTCACGATCGACACGTGCATGTAATTTCCCACACCACCTGCGAAACCATTCAGAACCGCCCGCAAGCGGTCTGCTATCTGTCTTACTGCCGCATAGGACTCGGCATAGATATCCACCGCCAGCGAAACCGAGGGCATTCCGAGCGGGCCTTGCAGCGTCATTTCGCGGGTCACGTTTGACCGCCGCCAGGTCGCAAAGGGCAGGGCCGCAGAGGCAGGAGCAATCACCGGGTAGATCCGGCCGCCCAACAGGGCCGCCACGTCGGGGTCGTTTTCCAGCTGGTCCATCACCAACTGCTCAGGAATCTTGGTCATGGCGTGATGGTCCCCTGCGACGAGCGGCTGATGGTGCTGATTGCCTGTTCCAGCGTCAGGCGTAGTTCACGCTGGAGGATCTCCGCAATCGCCTGCTGCGACTCTCGGAACGCCGTCTCGACGGGAGGGCGACCACCGAGGCCACCGGGCAGCATGGGCGGAATGACGATCGGGTTTTTTGACTTCCGAAAAAACGCCCGCGGGTATGCTGGGTCGGTCTGCACACGCTGCCCGGCGCCGCCTGCCGGAACGCGAGCCGTCTGCTGAAGCTTGAATGGCCCCAGCCGATTGAACGACGACGCGATGTAGGCGTTCTGCCCGCTGACCATGTGCGGACGAACTTCCACGGCAGGCTTGCCGGGAACCCGCCGTAGATGCCCACGGCGGCCGTAGGGCGTGTTCGACAGCTTCGCCACGATTCGCTGGTCGGTGCCTTTCTCTAGCCACCACTGATGAAATGCCCGATCCTTTCCACGCCTGACCGTGCCGCCGGCAGCACTTTCTGAGCCCTGCCTGCCGGACCGCTGGTAGCCGATCAGGCCCACGGCGACGCCGTCCTTTGCGTAAGTGACGACCTTGGTCGATGCCGCTAGCCGGAGGTTTCCAGTAGGGCCGACAGGCGTCACCTCTTCGAGTTTTTCAAGTCCCGGCTTGAGTGCCTTTCGCATGATGGCGGCCAGAATGGCTGCCTTGCTGCGTTCAGGGAATAGCCGGCCAAGAGCCTCGATCGTGTCGCGAATGCCCTGCTGGTCAACGGAGAGCGTCACGCCGATGGTTGCCATCAGTCCACCCTCTCCGTGCAGAGCAGTTCGTGTTCGCTGCGGTTCGCGTGCTCCAGACACGACGCGATCTCGAGGATGCGGCCCCGCCACGAAACCCGTTC